GTATGATTGAGGAGAACCAAACTCTGAATCGTAGAAGAGCATTACGGCATCAGCATTACGTTCAAGATAAGCACCAGCCATTAATAAGGCGAATGATGTCTTAAAATGTTTAGAAGGTCCAGCCAGCACTGTTAAGCCTGGGGTCACTCCACCATCTACTGAGCCTGACAGCGCTACGTTTACCATAGGTACATTCGTAGGCGTCATATCCGTTTCTGTAAAGAACTTAGACTCAGACAGGATATCCGTAGTCTTGATCTTCGAGTTCTTTTTTAGTTTGTCCATAATTGACATGTTGTTGTTTCTCTCTCTCATCTAGTTCATATTGTTGTCTATAACTATTGTTTATTATAGCTGCTTCCTTTAATAAGGTCAACTGTTTATTATAGTTTATAAACGCAGAAACATCTTTAGGGAAGCATGCTCCTCCAAAGCCTTGTTTTCCATCAAATCCAGGGACCTTGGTATGACTAGGCCCAATCCTATCATCAGCACCAATAGCTTTAATAATTGTTGCGAAGTTTGCATTTGTTTCTCCTATTACATCGTATAGTTGATTGAAGAATGTTACCTTCATAGCTAAGAACGTATTGATTGAATATTTTACAAAGGAAGCTTCTTCACCTGTCATATGATATGAAGGGCAATAAGAACATAAACTGTATTGCGTATATAATGTCTCTACCTTATCTGTAGCCCACTGCTCACCTCCTAGTATATGAAACGGAGGATCAACAAACTGTTCATTAGCAGACTTCTCTGTAAGGAACTCTGGATTATAAACCACATGACCAGGCCAAGTCTTTACTACATCAGGTGTTACTGTTGACTTGACTATAACTAACTGAGCAGGTAATTTACTCATAACATCATCTAGTATAGCTGTGCTTCCCATTGGTGTTGGTACACAAACAAAAATCGCGTCATACGTTTTTATTTCGTTGACGCTTAAATCATCTAAGCTTGTATTGTAGATAGGATCTAATATAGTCTTTTCTACCTTAGGATGACTGAACCCATAGTCAACAGCTTTACCTACAAAGCCGTGACCTACAATTAATATTTTAGGCATTGTTTACTCTCTTCCTCAAATCGCTTGTAGAGAATCTATGCTCTCTTTTATTGAAGTATATCTCTATACCTCTCTTAGCACATATAGCTCTGCCTGTAAATGTACCGTGTTTATACTCTTCACCTATAATACGAACATCAATTTTAAATGTATTCAGTATGTCTTCTAAGTCTTGTTCAGTCTGATATGGTATAATCTCATCAACATACTTAACTGCTGAAAGTTGTATATATCTTTCTACTAATGTCTGAACTGGTTTATTCTTTTCTTCTCTATCAACAGAAGGGTCTACTTGAATAGCACAAATAAGATAGTCACACTGCGTCTTAGCTTCCCTAAGCATTGCAATGTGACCAGCGTGTAATAAATCAAACGTAGATGCTGTAAAGCCTACTTTCATTTCTTCTTTCTCAATCTACGGAGTTTAGTATACAGACGTTCTTGTTTTTCTAATAACAAGTTTTTTAAGTTTCTACGCTTAGTTCGAGCTGTAGTTGATTTATGTAATCTTTCTGCTGCTTTAGTCATTGTAGTATCTCCTTATACTGTTCCGTTTTTATATGCGTATTCTAATGCGTTATTCGCTTCTACCTCCATAGGTCTATTCTCATACCATTTACCAGTCTCTATATCGAATTGACGACATAGCTCTACTATCTGAGTAGCCGTAATAGGATATCCTTTTTCTATAGCCTTTCCAGCTACAGCAATCATTATACGATACATCTGTCTATACCAACCAGTGCCTGATATAGAGATATACTCTACAGCTAGATTCTTAGGCCAGAAAGGACAGTCTCTATATGACGTCCATACGAAGTTAGTATTATCTAGTTTACCTTTACGATACTCTATAACTTGCTCTCTAAAAGCAGGAGGTAGTCTATCGAGAAAAGACTGAGCATTTCTACTATCATCATATGGCCACTTGGCAAGAAGGACAGCCAAGTCAATAGGCTCGCCACTATTACGGTAAAAGAAGTTGCTAGCACCATCATAGTTCGCTGGTATGTAGTACATCCTAGCAAGGTCTTTAGTCTGTGCATCTCCAATTTCGTTGAGCTCTTGGTTAAGAGCGTACCAGAAGTGACGAAGTTTAGTTGCCACAATCGGTGTGTCAGTATTGAATACAATCCGAAACTTTGGATGATCATCCGTACTTGAAGCAGTACTATACACCACATAATCATATTCACCAAAACGATCACGTAAAACATCTTCTAGGTCTCCTTCAATTACTAGATCATCTACATCTACTGCTGCCCATCCAGACCATTGAATAACATTCTCGTTCTTACGAGTAGTATCAGGCTTGAATATAGCAGGAGTAATTAACTCTGCGTCTTGCTTACCGTTAAGCTTTCTCTTAGATAGTTTATATAGAAACAAAGTAAACTTATCCCATGAGTCAAAGTCCATTCGTCTATGAGTCTTATTATCATATACAAATCTATTCTGAGCGTCCCACCATCTAGGAGACTTAAATATTGTCATACTATACAAAGAAGTCCTCCAACGTAGCTACAGGTTCAACATCCCAGTTAAGAGCATCGAGTAGATGCTTGATAGGGTCAACGAATGCTTTCTCATATTGCTTATTATAGTCTACAAATCGATGTAAGTCAAGCTCTTTAGGTAGATCGTTAGCATAAGCAATAACGTTCTCCTTTATAGAGTTAGGAGTCTTAAGATAGACGAACTTAATCTTCTCACCGTTCTGCACTAACTCATACTTCTGATCTAGACCAGCTTGCTTTATATAATGATTATATAACAGAGCACCTCTCACATGAATAGGACAAGCTTTCTTATAGATCGTTTTCTTATCTGCCCAAGTAAAAGGTACACCGTCCTTCTTCTTAGATATATTACATCCTCTAGGAAACGATACAGACTCAGGAGGAAGCTGCTTCCATTCCTTCTTGAAGTCAGCAATAAACCTTTGAGTAGCAGTCTCACCTTCGTCAATAATAACCTTAAATATCTTCTTAAACTTATCACGACAGACCTGAGGAGTAGAAGAACGTACAGCATCTACGCCCATCATCTTCATCTTAGGTTCAGCATACTGCACACCTTCGTTATTATGAACGTTTAAGATATAACGCTTCTTAGCAATCCATACACCTCGGTTAGCAATAACCTCACGAGACATCTCCATACGATTTTCCATAACGTCTAGCTTCTTAGCCAGTACAGCATATGACTTCTCTAGTACACCTTCGAAATGCTCACGACATATTTTATCTAAGAACTTAACAGGATCTTTAGGATTAAACTTCTTAACAAGCTCGTTCATATTCACATACAACGAATCAGTATCAATAGCAATCACATAGTCTTTATCGTCAGTCTCTAGAGCAGCATTCATCTCTTTATTGATAGCATTCTCAGCCCAACGAATAGATAACTGACCTGAAGTAGTAATAGCTTCTGCAACGTGATTATTAAAGTAACGGAAATGCTTATTACCTAGAGCACCATACAAAGAGTTCATAAGAATCTTAATAGACATCTGTTGATTCTCTAAGATAGTCATCTTATTCTCTAGACGCTTAGTAGGAGTATTCTCATACTCTTGCTTAGTATCAAGCATAGCTTTCTTAATGAGTCTACGTTCGTTATAGTACTGCTTAATGATAGCAGGAATAATACCTACCTGATCTTTACTAAACTTAACACCCGAGGCAGCCATAGTAGTACCTTCAGGTATATTAACCTCAGCATCACTCAAGAGTTTCTCTACAGGATCTAATCCTAGATGCTCTTTGCCAGGCAATACAGTCTCAGGACTCATATTATACTGAACAATAATCATAGGATAGAGAGAGTTAAGGTCAAAAGATACTACCCAGTCATGCATACCAGTCTGAGGATCTTTAACATACGCTCCAGGATACGGAACCTTCTCTTTACTAAACTTAGGAGGGCAAGCTATCTGCTGCTTGAATAGTAAACGATATAGAATAGAGTCCCAGATCTGCACAGTACCGAAAGTCTCTGAATAGTTAACTCCGCCTCTATAAGCCATAGTCATAGCAAGCGTAATTAAGCCCATCTTCTCTTCTAGTCTATCAACAATCTGAACGTCTTTTATATTATAGTCAATGAACTTCTGAAAGTCATGCTTGTATAATCCATGCAGAGAACCATGCTCATCATAGGAGAGCTTACGCTCTCCCAGTACTACGTGCGCTATATGATCTAGTTTATATGACTCCTGCATACCATAAGTATAACCGAATTTAGTAAACAAG